ATCTTTTGAACCGAATTTAAAATATACACCTTTATCAGAAGCACCATCGTATTTACCATTATGCTTCTTGATGCCAGCCATTACATGTTCCGTGTCTTTTGCATCAGGTTCGTTACCATATTTACTGCCATCACTTACATGAACAAAATGTTCTTCCTCAAGAGATTCAACTTCTTCATTTTTCAGATTACGCTGTAATACTTTTTTCTGCAAACCAGCAGGTGTATGTGGTTTTGCGTCATCTAAATGTGAAAGTATTTTTTTGGACGTTTCGGGTGAATGTTCCTTATTGCGTTTTACAATATCTTTTGGTTTACTTCCAACACCAATCGGGTCATGACCCCATCCTTGAACAGCACGTTTAACTGTTTTTAAAACACTTTCTTCAACAGAGTCCACTTCTTCTTTGTTATATTTCTTCTTCAGATACTTGTCAACACTACGTTCATATTCACCTTTTGGTTGTTTTGCAACTTTTGTTACATAACCATTGCTTAACTTGACATCTTTATTGTATGGATTACTTGATTGTCCTTTGACCAAAGAATAATCAGTTGCTTCTTTTGCATAAAGATGACCATATTTCTTTTCGTGTTCTTCACGATCTTTCTTTTGCTTAGCAATAAGATCAGTTAAACGTTTTGCACCTTTATCAGGATCGTAACCAGACTTCTTTAATCCAGCTTTGAACTTTTCTTGAGGTGTTTGTTCTTCAATAACCTCATCTTCAGATTCAACTTCTTCGAATTTACGATCTCGTAACCACTTTTGAAATTGACCAGATTTGGCATGACTAACCTTTTGATCTGCGGTAACAAATCTCGGATCAATACCTCTAGATAACAAGTACCTATCTAAGGCCTTTGCTTCTGAAATTACTGATTTAATTTTTTCGACTTTATCGTTCATTCTGATGTCCCTGCTTTACCTAACATTTCAGTTTTAACTCGTTTAAATGATTTCTTTGCATTGTCTTTAGCATTCAACATTGGACTTGAGGTTGTGTTTGCGTTCTGTACAAAATTTGGTTCACATCCACAACCTGCATCCATAGTTGGGTCTTTCGCTTCAACTACTTTTTTTTTAGCTTCTTCAACCAAGATTCGGCTGAGAATTTTACTTTTGTGCTTTTACCATCTGCACCTGGTCCAACATCATCTTTTTGTTTTGTTGGTTTGCTACCAGTAAGCGTTTCTTTAGTACGAACATCCAAATCAACTTTTTCATCTAGTTTAGCACCAGCAGCTGTATAGAATCTACCGTGGTCAAAACGTGGGTTTTGTTTCTTAAAGATTTCAGCATGATGCTTAGCCAACTCATTACGTTTCTCTTGGTCTGGATGTGCCTTGATTACATCAGCAACTTGTTGGAAGTGTTTACGAGAAACTGCTTCGTCTAAATCTTCTTCTGTTTCTAGTTCAACTTCTTCTTTCTTCATTGAACCATCGGCCTTTTTATGACTCTTATAACCTTTATTCTTCATCGACCAAGCCAATGCAAAAGGATTATCGATGTCTTTATGTTTTTTCATGGCCTTAACAGTACCTTCGAAACCTGGAGGTGCCTTCTCATCTACCGATTCAACATCTTCTTTCATATCTTCTTTTGGTTCTTCTTTTTGTTTACTACCACCATACTTCGAACCTTGTTTCTTACCTGCACCACCACTTGGTTGTGGTTTTGCTTTATCCTTTAAATATTTTTCCATGTCATCGAAACCTTCTTCAACAGGTTTCTTACCGGCACGTAATGCTGCCAAATCTTCTGCATCGATCTTTTCTTTATCACCAGCAATCTTAGCAATCTTTTTTTGTTTGGCTGATAATTCAGCTTCTTGTGCAAGAACCGCAGCAACTGCTTCTGCTACAGCATCTTTTTTATTAGTATTAAACATGTGAATCTCCTTTTAGCAATTCCACTTACGTAGTGATTTATTAATTCTTGAATCTGGATCACGAGCAGTGGCCGCAGATGTTAACCTTTTTTTCATTCCAGACATTCTAGCACAGAATGATTTTCTTCTATTTGCAGCTTTAGAACCAGCTTTTAATTTGGACGGTTTTGTTGTAACGGCCATCGATAACTTAGAACCAGGATTTTCTCTGCGATAAGAAGCAATACCCTTCTTATTCAGACCACCTTTTTCTGATTTACCTTCTTTTCTTTGCCAAGCAGCAGTTTCCAATAATTCTGCCTGTGTTTCAGCATCTTGATCCGATTCTGCAACTAGATACACATCAACATCTTCACCAAACTCATTTTGCATTTCAAAAACATGAGTATATTGGTTGTTTGATTCTTCATCTAGTTCATAGACTTCAATTGTATATCTTACTTCTTCTTTTGTACAAGAACCTTTTGTGTAGGCCTTTTTACCTGGAACAGGCTTATAACCAGTCCAACATCTTTCATTAAAGAATTCTCTAAACGATTTCATTTCTTTTTCTTCCTCTTAGAAATTTCTACTTCAACATTCTTATCTTGATTGGAATAAGTCTGCATTGGTTCTTTGTTCATAGAACCACCAAGAACACCACCGACACCCATATCACTTGCACCTGGATCATCGATAGCTTCTTTGACTTTTCTGAAACTCTTAAACTCTTTTTGTTCTCTGTAGGTTACATCGCCTAATCCGGACATAGGGTATACTGTTCCCTGCTGGCGTGTGTCAAATTCTGGTCCTAGACCTGTTGTGTTTCTCAACCTTGCATTTGGTGTAGGAGAATCACTATATCTTTTCTTCTTTATTGTTTCTTTGTCTTTTTGGAAGTTGGAGACTTTTGAGATTGACCCGACTTCGATTGTTGGGGTTTTACCTTCTGTGTACGTCCTGAAACTGTACCCACCTCGTTTTTTGTTTCCGTCCCACTTGATGTCTCCGGAACTTGGGTCACTGGGTCTATTATCTGGGGTGACATCGGATGTTCCGGCAGCGACTTCACCTGAGCTGTTTTTTCTGTAAACTCCAGTGGATGTTTGTCGCTTTTCGTTGAGCTTTTGAATAAATTTAAAAGACGGTTTAACATTTTCATTTTCCTTAATGGATCCAACACTATTTAACATATCATGGTTTTCTAACCATGAATATGATATTTCATTAAATTCTTTACCTTCTATAAATGTATTTATAGTTTGATAGGTGTCAGTAATAGTTTCTTCAATATCTTCTAAGGACGCACTATTATCAAAATGGATGAAGTTCTCAAAGACTTTATTATAAGATTCTTTACTTTGTTGAGCTTGATTCCACTTATCTTGTCTAACACCTTCGGCAATCATCTTAGTTAGTTTTTCGTTTCTATCTCTACTTGCCTCATTTGTGGTATCAACAAATACCATCAATGTGTCATATCCAAGTTCTTCCAATTCTTCTTTGATTCTAAGTATTGATTCTTGGTTATCAGCAGGTCCATTAATGATTAATGGTGAACGATTTCGAATCGCTTCTCTACGATAATCATTAGTCTTTTCTGATAATCTTTGTTTGTCATTTAAATAGTCGATGGCCTGTACTGAATTCAGTTCAACAGCTCTTGCTTCTGCAATTGCTTCACGCAACACAACATCTTTACCCGAACCAGGTCCACCAGTAACAAATATGGCCTTGAACATGCCACGATAATGTGATTCATGCAGACCCATACCCTTACGAGTATCATGCATCAGTTCTTTTGCATGAGTATCTGATACATGAGATGGCACACCACCCCTAAATGATTTTAAATCTTTATTCTTAGCATGTTCACGCATCTTAGTGCCTGACATACCAGATGTTCCTTCTGCATCAGGATCACGATGACCAGCAGAATGTACTGTAATATGTTTAAAGTTATATAATGCACCTTCATGGTGTCCATTATATTTGTGCAACTTCTCTTTCATCTCTTTCACACGATCAGAACCAACCACCATGTGTAGATGTGTTACACCACTCTTGTGTAAATTTGTAGCGGCATGTAAGAACGTTGGATGTTCTTTTGATGAAGCTTTAAAATTTGTACCGGGTGAATAACGTTTTAAGTGTTTAACTTTTTGTGCAGCAGATAATGGATTCTTTTTAGAATCTTGTGAATGAGAAGTGAATACTGTATGACCAGCATTATGCTTCTTTGCGATCTCATGCACTTTATCAATCAACTTTAGATGACCAGTTGTTGGTGGATTCATACGACCAAAGGTCATAACGTGGTGATTTTCACCCTGTTTTTCTTCTTTAACTACTTCTAAAAATGATCTCATTTTCTAACTTTTAAAAGGTTTGCTTTAGCGAATTCTTTACGATTAACTAACTTCGTAGGTTCACCACCATGATTAACAACAAATCCTTCCGGACCTGTTGGTTTATTATCTATGTGATGCTCCAAACCGCCTGTGTGTTTTTCTAAATTTTTAACAAGTATATCTTTCGCTTGTTGTAAATGATTATGCATTTTCAGTAAATTATCATAATGTTCACTATGGTATTTAATATAGTCTGTATGTTGTTGTGCTTCAGCTGTCTTGCGTGATTGTGCTGCAGGTGTTTTCAACTTCACTGCGGCCTTTTTATATTTACCTTCAATATGTTTGATTAAACCTTTTGCAGTAGGTTTTTCATCCGTTCGAACGGTATGATTGATGTAAGTTTCTAAATGTCCACTTTCACCTTGATGTGGTTCAGTTACCTTGTACATTGTTTCACCATGTCTACCATCGTGTATCTTCTTGGCAGCATCGATGTGACTTTGGTATTCTTGTTGGTCTTTTTCTGGATAATTTATTTTTGATGTATCATGTTCTGCTGATTGATGCCACACATCATCATGTTGTTTGAAGTGATGTAAGTCAGGATGAGAATCAGCATTCATCGAGGTGATATCATTGCCGTGATATTGAGTGTGTACAATAACGCCTAATTTAGACTTACGAATCTTATCTCCTAATTCGCCCTTGGCGGAATAGGTAATTGTATTAGGTGTAAAAGAAACTCCATGTTTGGTTTCTTTTTTATCGTCACCTGAGAACATTAGGTCACCTTGATATACACCTTTTTTAGGTGCAACTTTTGGTAAGTGTTCCAAAGCGTCTTTTAATTTACTCACTAGACCAGGTGCGTGGCCATGATGTTTGTCGATGTCTGCTTCCGTGTAATTTAGTTTAGGAGTCTTATTGAACGCAGACTTGGATGCAACAAAGAATTTACCTGTTTTAGGGTGATGTCCAAATACAATAGAAGGTGAACCGTCATATTTCATGGTGAGTGCAGAACTGTGGCCACCAGACTTCATCTGTTCATGAGCCTGATTTAATGCACCAACGGCATGTGTAAAACCCTCACCACCCTTTTGTAGAGGACGATCCTCTGCATGGGTGATGTGTTTGAGTTTAGCACCTTCCGTTTCTTCTCCGAGAAACTTAATAAACGATAACATTGATTTCCTTCTAGATTCGCAACACACTTTGGTTGCCTAATACTTATTTATACAATAAACTATCGATAGTTTGATATAAGTTGTATTTTGGTGTAAAACCAAGACTTTTCAGTTTTGTGACGTCCATTACCATATTTTTGGTCTGCACAATATCATGAAAAGGTGTAGGTGGAATACTGTTCAATAGGGATGTCGATTTAGACTGTTGTAATGCATATTCCATCGCATGTCTGATATACGTCGGAACACCACTTCCGATATTGTATATTTCATTCACTTTACCCCCACTAACAATTAAATTTATTGCATTTATTACGTCATCAACATGCATATAATCTCTGTAAACCATTCCGTTGTCATATAAGTTGACATCACGGTTTTCTAATAATTCACCGATCATATATTGTAAGGCATTTTTCTTTTTAGATACCTTTTTGTCATCCTTACCTAATACATTACATAATCTCAATATTCTGTATTTTAGGCCAAAGGTTTCGCAATATGAAATTAACATCTGTTCTGCGGCTCTCTTTGTGATAGAATAAAAACCTTTAGGATCACAAAGTGATTCTTCGTTTGCGGGAAGTGGAACATTTCCATAAACAAACCACGAACTGATAAAGTTAAAAGTTAA